TATATCGAATGTGTATTCAGCGGCAGCACGGCTGTCGGCTAAGAAGGAGGACAATATGAATATCGTTATTCCCCTCGCAGGGCGGGTGCGTATGTGCATCCGCTCTTCCTTTGTCGTTGCCCAGCGAACCGACGCCATCCACTTTGACCTGACCGGCGATTCCTTCAACCTCATGCAGGTAACGTCGGATCAGGTCTTTGTTTTGCCCGACGAGATTGAGATCTCCGAAGGACAAGAGATGACCGACGATCTGATTACCCATTCGCTGCCGCTGGAGCAGTTTGTGCGTGTATCCGCCGAAGAAGCGGTTCCTGCTGCACTGGGCCTGCTCCTGCGTTTGGCTGTTGCCGATGGCAGGCTCACGGACGCCGAGCTTCTCAGCATCCAGCCCGCTTTGGAGGGTCGCCTTTGGCAGCCGGGCATTGAGGTCAAGGTCGGCGATGTTTATACCTTCGGCGCATTCCTGTGGCGATGCTTGCAGGATCATACCACGCAGGGAACTTGGACGCCCGATCTCGTGCCTGCCCTCTGGCGTAAGGTAGAGATTGTTTCCGAGGATGCCGAGCGTGTATGGGCCGCAGGCATCGATTACGTTGTGGGCGACGAGGTCGCTTACCCGGATGAAAACGGCACAATGTACACCTGCCAGCAGGCGCATACCTCGCAGACCGGCTGGGAGCCGCCTGTCGTACCTGCACTGTGGATGGCACAGGATGCTTCCGGCGATGATACGCCTGCCGACGATGACACCGGCCTGTTGAACGATGACGGCCAGACCGAAGAAACCTGATACATGGAGGTGCAAAGATGGCTTATAATGCCGAAAAGCTGTCGAGCATTGATCTTGGCAGGCAAGGTGAAAATCTGGCGCGTACTGTCGAAATCGATGTTTCTTCCTATTTGGAGAAATGGCCCGGCGCAGAGATAGCGTTGCTTGTTAAGAGGAAAAATGACGCAAATCCATATATTGCGGATACACACATCGAAGATGGAATCCTGTACTGGCCAATAACTGCGGCGGACACCGAAATGGCTGGTGATGGGAAAATAGAGCTTCGCGTCATTTGTGGTAACGTATTGGCAAAATCAGCAACAGGGAGCATCCGTGTTGTAGCCAGCCTGACCGGCATTGAGGGCGAAACTCCCGAACCGGCTCAAAGCTGGGTAAATCAGGTACTGGAAGCAAGCCGCCAAGCCGCTCAGTATGCGGATCAGGCAAAGCATACAGCGGATAGCCTTGCTGGTATTTCTGCTGATGCGGTTACGCTTGAACCCGGCGAACAAGCAACCGTAGAGCAAAAAGATGGCGTCATGATCTATGGTATACCGAGAGGTTTACCCGGTCAAAACGGCATTTCTCCCACCATAGAGCTGAGCAAAAGTGGTAAGGAAACCACGTTGAAAGTTACCGATGTGAGCGGAACAAAAACCGTGGTGATCATGGACGGGGAGAATGCCACTGACGATGGTGCATCTGCTTTGTATGCGTTTTTGACTTCCGAAGATATGGTGACTGGAACCGCAGACAAAACCTATGCTGATATGGTCGCCGCTGTAGAATCCGGCAAAAGCGTCTATATGGTTATGGATAATATGATTCTCCCCATGGTCGGTGTTAGTGAAGGTGCATGTATTTTTCTGCTCTCTTTGCCCGGCTCCGGATACGCTTTGATTCAGTACGACACTAATAACAATGCCACGATTGAATTCAAGGTGCCGTCAGCCATCACAACTGGCGGTACACTTGCGGTTACGCTTAATGACGATATGACTACGGACAAATCTTATGAGGAAGTCCTGAGTGCGCTTGAAGCCGGGAACTCGGTCTATATGATTTATCCAATGGGCTCCAGTGGCTTCATTTTCTTGTCTCCAGCGTATGTATCGAGTGATAGCTCAGTTCTGTTTGCTGGTCAATTTGCCGGTATTGAATTTACAGTGACAATGTTATCTGATGGAACTGTCAACGCCGATAGCAATTTGTTCGATCACTTCACTACCGTGAATCTTAGCTATGATGAGGCTTCTGATACGTTCTGGATTCCGGGCCAGTGGAATGACACCGCCATTATTGATGAAATAGCGGTCGGCAGGTTCATGGCCTTAAATTATGCTGGGGTCGGATTACTTCCATACGCTGGAAGCAACTTTGACCCCGTCGGCAATAATACTGTTCCCATATTTTCCACTTCCTACTGGGATAGCAGCAACGAAACGATGGAATTGATTCAAGCAAGAGTTTCTGCCGTAACATTTGTTGATCCCAAATCGGGTGAATATGGGTTAAAGGTCGATCTCATTCGCTGGAAGATAGCGGGAGAACGGATCATTTCATAAGGTGTACCGCCTTCGTTGTGGAGGCGGTTTTCCTATATCAAAAACAGGAGGATTTCTGTATGAGGGACTTTTCTATTGATCTTGTGTGGGCCAAGCTCCAGATGGCGTTTTCCGTCATCGGCGGCTGGCTCGGCTACTTTGTAGGAGGCGTGGACGGCTTGATGACTGCACTGCTCATTTTCATGATTCTGGACTACGTCACCGGACTCATGTGCGCCGTTGCGGATAAGAAGCTCTCCAGCGCGGTCGGCTTCAAGGGAATCTGCAAAAAGGTGCTGATCGTGATGCTGGTTGGCGTCGCGCACGTCGTGGATATGTATGTTGTCGGCAGCGGCAATGCGCTGCGCTCCGCCGTCGTGTGCTTCTACCTTTCCAACGAGGGCGTTTCCATGCTGGAGAACGCTGCTCACCTTGGCCTGCCCATCCCGGAAAAGCTCAAGGGTATTCTGGCCCAGCTGCACAACCGCGATGATAAGACCGAAACGACCGAGGGCGACGGCAACTAAGCTGCCGCCCTTTTCCTTTGGAGGTTCCTATGCCTGAGAGAATCAATACTCCTTTCACCAACGAGCATTTTGCGGCATTCTGTCTGTCCATGCTCGGCCAGCCGTACTGGTACGGCACCGTTGTCTATAAATGCACCGAATCCCTGCGCAGCCGCAAGGCCAAGCAGTACCCGTCCCATTATAAGGACTCTCGAACCGCCCGCTATAAGCAGGACATCGCGGCCAAGAAGGTCTGCGCTGACTGCGTAGGCGGCTGCAAGGGCTACGCTTGGACTGGCGGCGGTATCGGCGTCGTGGAATCCATTGGCACCGATAAGACCTTCTCCAGCAAATACGGCGCAAACAAGTGTCCGGACAAATCCGCCAACGGCATGTTCTCCTATGCCAAGAGTAAGGGTATGGACTGGGGCACCATTGATACCCTTCCGGAGATCATCGGCGTGGCTCTGCATAAGGACGGACACGTCGGCTACTACGTCGGCGGCGGATATGCCGTCGAATGGAAGGGCTTCTCCTACGGCTGCGTCAAAACAAAAGTTCAAGGCCGTGGCTGGACGCACTGGTACAAGCTGCCGTTCATCGATTACAACGACGGCGCGGATCAGGCGACTCCGCCTAATACCAACGTCACGCTCGGTTCCCGGCTGCTCAAGAAGGGCATGGTCGGCGCAGATGTGAAGGCCATGCAGGAACTGCTGATGCAGATTGGTTACAAACTGCCCAAGTATGGAGCCGACTCCGAATTCGGTGCAGAAACCGAAGCAGCCGTGATGGCGTTTCAAGAGGACGAAGGTCTCAAGCAGGACGGCAAGTATGGCGACCAGACCCATGCCGCGCTGATGGATGCCGTTGCCGATGATGACGAAGGCAAGCAAGACGAACCTGCCCCGGAGGAAACGCCGGAGACGCCTGAGACCGATGATAGCCCGAAGCCCGTGGGTACGACCGTCGTGATCACTTCCGAAGGCGGCAAGGTCAACATCCGCGTGGGCCATGGCACCAGCTATTCCCGCATCACTTCCGTTGCGCCCGGCACCACATTTGAATATGTAGCCACCGCAGCCAACGGCTGGCACGCCGTGATCGTTGGCGCGAAGGTTGGCTGGGTATCCGGCAAGTATTCACGAATCATCTGATCCATTTATGCCGCAGGCGTTTCTGCCTGCGGCTCATTTTTTCAAGGTTGCATGATTACACGACTGCGATGAAACAAAACTTCAAGAATGCAAAGCTGCACAGCATTACGGCCTGTGGCCGATTCTTGGAGGAAACCATGCTTGATGTTCATAAGAATATGCTGCGCCGGATGCGCGAAAACGGCAAAAGCTACAGCCAGATTGCTGCTGCAATGGGGCTGTCTGAAAATACGGTGAAATCCTGCTGCCGCCGCATGGGTGTGCAGATTCTGATTCCCAGAGCAGCTTGTCCGCAATGCGGCAAAGCACTTTTGCCAAGTGCGCGTGGCCAGCGGCGGCGATTCTGCTCTGATTCCTGCCGCTATGCGTGGGATTATGCTCACCGCATCCTTGACGCCCGCAATGCTGTATCATACAAATGCAAAGCCTGTGGCAAGGTGTTTTTCAGTTACCCTTCCAGCCAGCGTAAATATTGTTCTCATGGCTGCTACATCGCTGACCGCTACGGAAGGGAGGCATACCGCCATGACGCAGGCTGAACGGGATCGTCATTATTTAGCAGGTGTATCCGTAGCGACAGACATGCTGCGCTCCGGCATGATTGACGAAGCCGACTACTCGGCGCTTGAGACAGAAATGGCCGCAAAATTTCTGCCTCTTTTTCGGTACGAAAAGCCTTGCTTTTCAGCGACCCTTCTTATAACACAGACAGGTGAAAGGAGGGGCTGATTTGGAACGTATTATCCGAAAAATCAACCCGGCTTTGCCCAAGCCGCCGCGCATTCTGAATGTGGCGGCATATGCCCGTGTTTCTCTGGAAAAGGAATCTATGCTGCATTCCTTCTCTGCGCAGATCAGCTATTACAGCGCAAAAATACAGGCGCATCCTGGCTGGAGGTACGCTGGGGTCTATGCAGACAAGGCGCTCACCGGTACAAAGGCGGAGCGTCCGGAATTCCAAAGACTGCTGGCAGATTGCCGAGCTGGCAAGATTGATATTGTTCTTACCAAGAGTATCAGCCGCTTTGCACGTAATACGGTGACGCTGCTTGAAACTGTGCGTGAATTGAAGGCACTGGGCATCGATGTGTATTTTGAGGAACAGAATATTCACTCCATGAGCGGGGATGGCGAGCTTATGCTTACCATCCTCGCTTCATATGCGCAGGAAGAAAGTCTTTCGGTTTCGGAAAACTGCAAGTGGCGCATCCGTAAGCGCTTTGAGGCGGGCGAGCTGGCCAACTGGCGCTTCATGTATGGCTATCGTATCCGCAAGGGGAAGATTGAGATCCATCCAGAGGAAGCTGTAGTAGTACGCTGGGCTTTCCAATGCTATCTGGACGGCATGGGGGTCACAGAAATTTCGCGCATTCTGCGTGAGAGCCATGTACCCAGCCTGAATGGCGGCGTATGGTCGCCCAAGCGCGTGCTGGATATGCTCAAGAACGAAAAATACGCCGGGAATGCTTTGCTGCAGAAAAAGTTTGTGGCTGATCATATCCGCAAGCAGGAGAAGATCAACCATGGCGAACTTCCTAAGTATTTTGCAGAGGGTACGCACCCGGCGATCATAACGCCGGAAACCTTTGAGAAGGCCACGGCGATTCGGGAAGCAAACCGCCTTGCAAATGGCATTGATTGCGATACGCCGAAATACGGCGTATTCGTGGGAAAGATCGTGTGCGACAAGTGCGGTAAGAAGTACCGCCGCAAGGTGTCACGCACCGAGGTTGCATGGAATTGTGCCACATATCTGCAATATGGGAAGGCCCATTGCCATACAAAGCAGATTCCCGAAGACATCCTGATGCAAACTACGGCAGCTGTGCTGGGTCTTTCTGAATTCGATGTAACAGCCTTCAACGAGCAGATCCAGGAAATCCGGGTGCCGGGCTTTAATCATCTGGTGTTTGTTTTTATGGATGGTACGCAGATCGAGCGTATCTGGCAGGATAAATCCCGTGCGAATAGCTGGACAGAAGAAATGCGGGCGCAGGCATCATTGGTCGCCCGGAGGAGGTATGCACAATGAGCGAAGCACGAGCCTTTGCACCGAGGGTCACGGTTGTACCGGCTACTCTCAACCGTTTCACGGCTATGCCGATCCACAGCACCCGCAAGCGCAGGGTGGCAGCCTATGCCCGTGTTTCTACCAAGGAAGAAGAACAGCTGAACAGCTACGATGCACAGGTCAGCTATTATACCCAGTACATCAGCAGCAACGCTGAATGGGACTTCGTAGGCGTGTATGCAGACAAGGGCATCACCGGCACCAGCACGAAGAAGCGCGAGCGGTTCAACGATATGGTGCAGGACGCGCTGGACGGTAAAATTGACCTGATTATCACTAAGTCGGTCAGCCGCTTTGCCCGAAATACAGTCGATACCCTGACCACAATCCGCGAGCTGAAAAAACATGGCATTGAGGTATATTTCGAGGAACAGAATATATACTCGCTGGATTCCAAGGGCGAGCTACTGCTTACGATCATGTCCTCGCTGGCGCAGGAAGAAAGCCGCAACATCTCTGAGAACGTCACATGGGGTATGCGCAAACGCTTTGCGGATGGCAAGGTTGCACTGCCTTATAAGCATTTCCTCGGATACCGCAAGGGCGAAAACGGCCTGCCGGAGATAGTTCCAGAGGAAGCAGCCACGGTGACGCTGATCTACCAGCTTTTTATGGAAGGTAAGGCTCCCTCCTACATTGCGAGGTTCCTTACCTCCTGCGCTATCCCTTCGCCTGCAGGCAAACCGACGTGGCGGCCCGAAACGGTCAAAAGCATTTTGACCAACGAGAAGTATAAAGGCGATGCCATCCTGCAAAAGACCTTTTGCACGGATTTCCTAACCAAGAAAACAAAAATCAACGAGGGTGAAGTGCCGCAATATTACGTCGAGAACAGCCATCCGGCCATTATTGCGCCAGACATGTTCGAAGCGGTACAACTTGAAATGGCGCGGCGTAAATCGTCCGGTCGCCGGAACTATACGCCGCACATTTTTTCCGGACGTATTTTCTGCGACGAATGCGGTACCATGTACGGCAGCAAGGTGTGGAATTCCAATACTCCTTACAGGGCGACGGTCTGGCAATGCAACGGAAAGCATCACGGCCATTGCAAAGCGCCTTCCCTGCGAAATGAAACCATTGAGGACGCCTTCATTAAGGCAATCAATCAGGTCTTGGAGCAAAAGGAAGAAATCATCCGTGTGTGCGAGAAAGTCATGGCAGAGCGCTGTGATACGGAATTTTTGCGCCGGGAAATGGTGGCACAGCAGACTGAGCTGGAGGTTGTAACAGAACTGATGGAGCGCCTGATTCTGACAAATGCTTCGGTGGCGATGGATCAGGAAGAGTA